GAAAGGACAAGGATGACAAGCCTGACTACACCACTGATGCGCGTAAAGGCGACAAGGGTAAAGGAAAGGACAAGGATGACAAGCCTGACTACACCACAGACCAGCGTAAAGGGGATAAATCAAAAACTCACGCAGGTAAAGACTTTGAAAAAACAAAGGGTGATTTAGACGGTGATGGCGATGTAGATGATGTAGATAAGAAAGTCTCATCTGAGCGCAAAGCTATTCTGAAGTCCCGTAAGAAAAGTAAACTTAAAGAAGCAGTAGAAGCTCCAGAGTACCCAGAACAAGAAGTTCCTGAGGGAGAGCAAGAAGAAGCTGTAGCTGAGCCTGGTGCCCTGTCAGATAACGAGATTAAAGACCTTGTTACTGATGTAAAGGACATGATGAAGGACTTAGATTTTAAGTCTCTAACAGATGAAGAGGACGAGCAAGAGGATACGAACGTTTAAGCGTCTACAATATACTTTTGTTTAAGCCAATTCATTAAAGAGAATACGTGTCTTGAACGCATAATAAGAAGCTGGTTAACTAGGTTATCCAGCTTCTGTACGTTTTCTATCGTGATTGTCCCATTTTTTCTAAGGTCGGTCATTTCTTCAGCGAAAAATCTAAGCTGTTCGATGTCCTCGTCTGAGAACTGATTGGCAGCAGTAATCTTTTGCTCCTCTGTTGTAAAATATACTTTTTTCTTGTTCATATTATGTTTACCTCAAGTCCTAGTTTTTTATAGGACTTTATTCTTAAGTTGGCGTGTTTTTGTAAGTAGGGAACTTTATCTTTGAAATCGTAAATAAACACCTGTTGTTTTGATTCATGTACCCTCAAAGCCCTGCCCAGCGCTTGGATAGTAGCTATTTCGGATTTTAGTCCCCGAGCATTAACCAGGTGGGTTAATTCAGGTATATCTATACCCGTCTGAAAAATAGTAGTACCTATTATCACAGATGCCTCTTCGTTTTTAAACTGTTCTAGTGTGTCCTCTCTGCATAAAAGGGAATCCTTTCCTTCTAGTTTATAAGAGTTAGGAATTAGCTCATGGAGGATTTCTGCGTGTTTTAAGTCTTTTACTAAAATAAGAGTCTTACTTGGCTTTTCTAGTATTTTTTTAACTAACTCAACGATTATATTATTCCGTTCTTCGTTTTCAGTAATGTACTTAGTGTATACCTCTCTATAAGGAATTTCTGTATCCTCTACTCCCCCTCTGTCAGGGATATCAAATATATTAATTTGGGGCTTTGTAAGGAATCCGTCATCAATAAGAGAATTTATATCAGTCTCCTCTATCACTTCACCCAAATACGAGATTAAGTTTAGTTTAGCATAGTCCTCTGCTGGTACAGTTGCCGTAAACCCGATTCTGCAAGAAGCTAAAGGAAATGACTTGAGTACCTTAGTTGCAAGTTTTCCTTTAGAAAACTCATGCACCTCATCAAACATAATAAATTCAGATGTTTTAAGGTGAGAATCCATTACCTTATGAATAGATTGAACTGTACAGAGGGTAATTGGTTTTATTTCAACTCCGTCACCAAACGCAACCCCAACATCCATCCCGTGTTTCGTTAAAAATTTATATGTTTGATACAAAAGCTGCTTTTTAGTAAAGAATACAAGACCCGTCCTGCCTTCTAATGCTTTAAGCAAGGATGCCATTATGATAGTCTTTCCAGAACCGGTAGGAGCTTTTATTAAACAGTTACGTTTTTCTAGTGCTTCTTCTACCATAAGAGTTTGATACTCCCGTAGCTCTAAGTCTTGGATTTCTGTGGAGGAAAAAGGGAAGGAAGTTCTTTCATCTCTTATTACATAAGGTAGTTCTGCGTACTTCAGGTCGGAAACAATATGGGAAAGTAATCCCGACCCAAACTTTCCTGTCTTGGGAGAGAAGTATTGCTTTCCTCCATCCCAACCACTTCTTTTATACGCAGTGCTATACTGGTACCCCGGAAGCTTCTTGGTATATTTTTTTCCCAATATGCTTAAAAGCTTCTTGTTTGTAGTTTTTAAGACGGAATTTACGTTGCCCACATGTATCTCTATCATAGGATTATATATTAAAGTAAATTTTTTGCATTAAATTGCCAAAAAACTCCTATTATAGAGACAGCCACTAAATATTGATTATGGAAGAAGAAAAAGGTATTGTTGATATGATGAAGGAACAAGGCTTGGAGCCAACTGCAGCTCCACCTTTACACGCTCCCGTTACCCGGGCAGCTACTCCTACCCCAGAAAGCATGGTTACGGATAACGATAATATCAACTCCGTACTTAATTCTCTATTAGAGAATGTAACAGAGAAAGGGGGTTGGGTATCAATCAAGCTTCCTTCCTTAGGTAAGTGTTATCCTAACTATAATAATGATAGCGTTAACATTAGACCGTTTACTTTTGAAGACGAAAGGAACTTACGCGTAGCAGCAAGAGACAACGAAGGGAATGATGCTATTACGGAACTGCTTAATAATTGCGTTGATGGTATACCCGTACAAGCTTTAACTATTTTTGATAAGAATTATGTCTTATTTAAGCTTCGAGAGCTTTCGTACGGTAGCAGCTACCCAATTGTCGGAAAGTGTGATACTTGTGGAACAAACAATACTTTGCGACTAGAGTTGTCATCCTTACCTGTTTCCTATTTTGAAGAGGATTATGAGGAGTACTCAAAAGTATTTCTTCCTGACTCGAAGAAAACTGCTGTAATTAGATTTCCTCGGGTGAACGACGAACCTCATTTGGATACCCCTGAGAAATTAGTGGATGGAATAAATCGATTTGTAACCTCAGTTGAGGGAGTAACGGATGAAGCTATTATCTTTGCCTTTGTTCGAAAAACTACAGTGAAAGACGTTACTACATTGCGAAATAAAATATTTGATTTATCGCTAGGATTCGAGAGCGAAATCATATATCCTTGTGGAGGATGCCAAAGGGACAATAAAACCGCCCTTACATTAAATGAGAATTTTTTTTCAGTGAGCTAAAGCAAAGATTAGCTGGTGACAACTTAGAACAAGAAGCGTATATACTTATAAGGCATTGTCGTTTTTCTTTTTCCGATGTTTTACTCTTGTCTAGAGTAGAACGGGAGAGATACCTTTCTATTAAAAAGGAAGAAAATGAGAGAGAAAGAGAACAAATAGAGAAAGCCAAGAATAAATAAGTATAATGAAGCTCAACAACATAGTAGTAATCCCTCGTCATAACCGCCCTACAGTTCAAACTAAAACTGATTTGGAGCTTAACTTCTATAATAACGGAAGTTACACCGACCCTTATGCCGTTTCGGCAGTATATGTATTCAAGGATACAGCAGCTTCCAGTGCAGAGTTACGATACACCACTAACGGCATCCCAGAGCCCTTGCTAGACCTTGACGCGAGCTCTTCTCGTTACGGGCTTCCCAAGTTGGATATTGTAGAAGACGCCGTCATGACCTTCCAAAACGTTGACTGGACGATAGGAGCACGAGACATCGTAGCTGCTAATTTCAGTGCGGGGAATTTCGGGGGAGGAGTTTCAAGCGCAAGCGGTATCTACCGCACAGGCGAAGGACAATTTAGTGTAGTAATGGTTCCGGGTGCTAGTGGTATCCAACCAGAGACATCTGCCGTGCGGGCTAACGAGGCAAGCGGGGCGGGACAATACTTTGATTTGTGGGTAGTCCAAAATGTTGAAAATGGAGCGTGGACATGCTATAGCAATAAATTACGCTTAAGGAATGATGTTTGGATTACTACTACTGAGCCTCTCACCCTTACCGTAAACACAGACCTTAAACAAAAATATATTGAATATGGGTCTAAAATAGATTTAACCTTCCAAAATACATTTACGTCTGAAAACAGAGATGTCCCTATCGACGTACGGGATAGCTTTAGAGAATCAATAATTCAGAACGCCGCGGTTAAGGTTACTAAGTTAAATGAAAACGTAGCGTTCACAGGGCAAGTTGACGTCTCAGGATTCTCAGATACATCTGGACTGGTAAGAATAACTGGAGAGGACACCGTATTGTTTAGTTTTGATACTACTGTTCTAGCCGCCCTCGCAAATGCAAACACAGACTATGGAACTCCAACAGGGATTTACCAAGTCCAGATAATGTTTGATGTGCTAAACAACCGAATCTACAGTAAGAAGTTTAAAGTAATTGTGAAGTAGCAAAATATTCAAAATCCATTTTTTGTACGTTTTGTTCAAATTGCTTAAAAACCGCATCCCTATCTTGAATCCCTATATGGAAATCATTCCAATCCTTATATTCAAGAGGGGGAGAGCAAGTATAGATTTCAGAGAAATTTCTAGCCAAGCAAACCTTCCTAGCTTTCATTAATCCTTCCCTTCCCGCCTCGTCATTATCATAAGAAAAAATTAATTTTTTACCCTTTAGCATATTTAACTGTGCGTAGGAAATATGACATCCCTGAGTAGATGTAGCATTAACTCCATTAAGCTGAAGTGTTAAGGCATCAATGGGACCTTCTGTGATTACAACGTAATTCTTTCTTTTATCGAAAGGATATAAAATCTCTGAGGATTTAACCCCATGATGTTCCTTTGTAGGATTAATATACTTAATACCATTAACAGAAAGCTTTCTAGCTTGGAAATAATAAGGCGTAGTATTTTTAACATAAGGCACAATAATACGATTAGAGTATTTCCCTGTCTCAGCGTAGTAAAAAGAAGACCCTTCTAACCCTCGGCTCATGATAAACCGAGCAGCAAGACGCTCATACAAAACGTCTGACCAGTAAAATTTCCTAACATCTATTTTTTTAAAGTTTTTAAATTCGTCTGCTACTTTATTAGGAAGAACAACCTGCGACTCAGTTGGTGGAGGAGCAAAAAGAAGCTCTGCGGATACATTGAGAATCTTCTTGTTTACAGAGCGCACTGCCTCAGAGTAAGAAATACCCTCTACAAAAGATACTAAGTGGTAGAAGTTCCCTGTTTCCTGTATCTTGAAATCCTGCCACAACCCCGTCTCTGTATTAATAGACATGTGGTACTTCGTATCTTCATAAAAGATAGAATTTACGAGAAGTTCAGAATTTCTTTCCTTAAAGTCCTGAAACTTTTCCCTTAAATACTCTTTAATAAGACTGGCAGGTATAATTATGTTCATAAAAACGGTGTCCCCTAGTAAGATTAAAGTGTACGATGAGTGCAAACTGAAATATAAACTTCGATATATTGACAGAGTACCAGATAAGTACAACGAAAACTCCTCGAAGGATGCTATGCATTTCGGTTCTTACATTCACAAGATTTTCGAATTAGGCGTAGAAGCAAAAAGCGAGGAAGAGCTGTGGGAGATAGCCAAGCAGGAGCGCTCTAAGTACGAGTTTGGTCCTGACAAGGAAAAACTTACAGGAAAATGTATTACTAATTTCTTTAAATTTAATGCTAAGCTTGCAGAAACCGTAAGTACTGAGATGGTGTTTAATGAAGCTATCACAGACGACTTTACCATCAATGGAATTATTGATAGAGTAATTAAAGGTACGACAGGCAAGTACCTAGTTATTGATTATAAAACCAGCAAACGAGCTTCTACCCAAAGAGACTTATACAGAGACCCACAAATGTTGATGTATGCTGCAGCTATACACAAGAAGTATAATGTTCCTATTGGTGAGATTACCGTAGCTCATTATTACCCTCACATGGATAAGCTAGTCTCAATCTGTTACCCTACTTCACAAGTTAATGCTTATGTTCGTGGGGAATTAAAGACTAAGATTTGGGAAATTAGAAAGAAGAGTCTTACAGACTTTCCACCAGTTACCAATAGATTCTGTAATTGGTGTGGCTATAAAGATATATGTCCTTCCTTTAATTCCACTCCAGGAGTGTTAGCTAAAGCTATTGAAGAAGCTAAGGAAGAGAGAGAAGCTAAAAAGAAGAATAAATAATTTATTTTTTGCTGTCCCTATACTCAGCCCTAATAGTTAAAAACTTAGGGTCGTCATAGACTATTGGGTAATATAACCCTATCTCTATCGAGTTAAAGAAATCAAACACAACATCTGGATTATATTTATACTTTTTAGTATATGTTGTATATAAGGAAGACTTCTTTACAGGTTTTTGAGTCTCTAAAGACTTAAGCACCTTTTCTTGAAAGACCCTAATGAAGTGAGAGCTATATTTATGTCTCCACTTTTCTTTAAACCTTAAAGAAAGACAGTAGTCTACTTGGTCCATAAACTCGATTAATTGAATATCGTATTCCAAAACTATACTTATATTATATAAATATAATAGAGAGGAATTTTAAAAATGGCAAAAATAAATAAAGCAAAAAAAATTGACCTGTACACTGCTACACCAGAGTTCCAGAACTTTGTAGCTACGAGGAGGGCTTTACCACTATTCGGTATGGGGAGAGTAGAAAATTCATGTGTTTACTATTTCGAGTATAATGGTCCTAAATCCAAAGAGGACACAGCTCTAGTAATGTTGGTCGAAAGACGAGGTCAAGAAAGCCAATACTTTGATTATGACCCTGAGCAGCCTACGTCTGTTAGTAAAGCTGGTCAACCTTACCCTCAAACCATTAACAGATACAACAGGTTTACAGGAGCTAGAACAAGTAAGGAATCTAAGTGCTGGAAGAAGGGAAGGAAGTACTTAAAGAAACCTAGAAAATCTACTAAATTAGGTAATCAATATTTTGCAGCTATTAGGCTCGATTCTCTAGCTCCTTTTCTTGTTAGTGAGCTAATTTCACGATATGGGAACCGAAGGTATATAACTATGACTGATGCACTTAAGATAAAGTTCTACACTGGACAAGGATACAGAATATTTGATAAAAATTTTGTTTCCAACTTTGCATCTCTAGACCCTAATATATACCTTAATACTTTATAATGGCTGACAATCTAAACCAAACTCTACAAGAATTCGGAGAAACCTTTAAGGGTGGAATGATAGGGTGGACTAGTACCATCGAAGAGCTAACCAGAGTTACCCTTCGTACCGGTAAGGACTATGGTGAGGGTTTTAAAGGTCTAACCGACCAGTTTAAAGGATTAGATGTTGCCTTGTCCGATGTAAAGGATATGCTCGGGCAGAACATTAGAACGGGTGTAAATATTGAGGGTACAAATAAACAGCTGCTAGTAGACCTAAAACGTTTAGGTTTTAATATAGGCAGGTTTATGGATACTATGGGTACCTTTGAACAGGTGCTGGGTTTTAGTGAGGCGACGACAGGACATTTAGCAGATAAAATTGTTGATTTCTCCGTTAAGTTTGGTAGGAGTGCAGAACAATTAGCGTCTACAATGCAGAGCTTAGTTGAGCCTATGGCTAGAATGAGTAATGCTTTCGGAGGCAGCGCAGCTGCTGGCTTTGCGGAATCTGTTATTGGGCTAGGAGCGGCAATGGGACCTAAGATAGCTGACCAAATAGGTCCAGTGATGTCTAAATTTATTACTGCCGACCCTGAAGGATTTAGACGAGCTGCATTAGCTGGTGGTGGAGCAGGAGCAATGGAGAGCCCACAAGCTATGATTTCCATGGCTCAAGGAATGATGAGTAGGATAGACAGACTTGTTACCCCCGGTGCTCCGTTTACTGCGGGTATAGCCGCTCAGATGTTTGGTCTTTCACAAGCCGATGTTAATATCCTTAGGCAGCTTGCTAATGCAAACATGAGTCAGTTAGCAATAGCTGAGGAAGGTATGAGATTTGAACAAGCAAAAGCTTTAGCAACTCAGACCTTTACGGGAAGCCTTAATAGTATTCTTCTTGATTTACAAATGGGTCTTGTTCCTGTCATGGATGCAATTAATGATTCTATAAGTATTGTTTTTAAAGTATTCAAGGATATTTTCCCTAGCTTTTCCACGACGGCTATTAATTTTGGAGAAGCAGTAGCACAGTGGATTAGGGATTATGTTACTAACGACAGTGTTGTTAAGGGATTTGATGCGATTATAGGTTTGGGAAAATCAGGGGTAGAGTTGTTTGCCAACATGAAAGTGAAGTTTGGGGAGTGGCGGGATGCTACGATAGATTTTGCTAAGGATGGTTGGAGTTGGAGTAAAAAAGTTTGGGACCAAATTTTATCGACGGTGGTATCTTGGAAGGAGGAGACGATACTTATACTAACAGATGTCCAGTCCCTGTTTACCCGCGTATTCAGTGAAATTGACCTACGTTTAAGCGCGTCACAAATAGCCGCCAGTCAAAATGGTGGTATGTGGGGGGACGATGGGTGGTTAGCCGCTATGGGGGGAGGAGGAAAGTTCCGACAGGCAGCAGAACAGCATCAAGAAACAGGGAGTACTTTAAGTCCCGCCAATTTCTTCGCTGAACCAATCGC